CGAATTAGAAAATAGTCCAAATTTTATAGATTCAGCAATCGGCCAAGGCTATGACGTAGAAATTGATTTACGCACAGATCAACAAGGCGATTTATACTTGGGGCATGACACATTGGATCATGCTATTAATATTCAGTATCTATTAGATAGAAAAAACATGCTATGGATCCATTGTAAAGATAGACAAGCATTTGATATTTGTTTACAATACAAACTTAATTGTTTCTGGCATACAAATGATGATTACACACTAACAAGTAATGGAACAGTTTGGGCATATCCAGGCAGACTACCAACTAAATCTAATTGCGTAATGGTACTGCCAGAAATTTTTTGGAATTTACAAGAAATAAAAGAATTTAAAACATTTGGAATTTGTAGCGACTTGATCGCATTAATAAAGGAATAATATGATAGTTTGGTTTAATTGTAAAATTACAGATCAAAGATTGAATCCTCAAAATATTGTGAGATACAATCTTAGAAATGATAATAGATTTGATGTAGCAAGATACAGTTTCGCAAGTTTTGCTCCGTTGGCACCGTTGGTCAGTAGATTTGTTTTTAATTTAGAATTGACAGATGAACACAAAGGCCGAGAAGCAGAAATGGAGTCTTGGCTTAGATCTTTGTTCCCTCAAGATAAACTAGTGCTTAATTGGTATCGAGCCGATAATATTACACAGTGGCGGCAATTTCAAGATTCAATTGCTGACCTAGACGATGACCTTATTTTTCCTGCTGGCAATGAGGATCATATTTTTATGGACAGTAATATTGATACATTCCAAAAAGGATTAGAATTCATTAAAAATGATCCGGATCCTTACGCAGTGTTGATGACCAGTCACTGGCCTGAAAGTATACGTGCTGCCTACGTTTATTCCGGTGAACTAACTGAATGTGCTAACTATGTTCATTATAAAATGGTCAATAACGATGCTATACGTGTAATGAAAAGAATTTATTTCAATCAGTATATCGATGCAGTTAAAGATCCAAATATGATGATCTTTAGAACAGAACATTGGAATAGTATCGGTATGGTTACTAATAAACTTTATATCCCAACTAAAGAACAATTTAGGCATTTTGATGGATATGCGCATGTCCAAATCGGACCTGACACTTGCCCTCCCATGGAAATTCCGCCGGGATTTTTTGACAAATCCATTAATATTCGATATGGCTACTCTGACAGAAATAATGATTGTCTAAATGTAAATCCTTGTGCAGAAAGTCTTTATACCGTAGATGCAGATACAGGTGCGGACTATCGTTTTATAGAATCAGAATTACCCTTATTTTGGAAAGATCATATCAGCAAAATTGATCGTAATCCCGAACTAGATCAAGAGACAGAAAAGGATGGCTATGATCGTTATTTGTTATCCTTGACCAAAGTCTACATTAATTGGTATCATGTAGGTCAGACTTTTAATGACACAAATGAGCCGCCCGCAACTTGGTTGAATAACCATACTAAAAAATATCTGTTTACAGAAGAATAAATTTCTGTTAAAATTCTACTTTAAGGAAAAAATTTATGAGTGATTACAATCGAACTTTCTCCGGCGATGCAAAAATCAAACTTACCCAGTTGATTAACGAAGGCATGACTGTGCTTCAAGAAGTAGAAGACTTGAACGCGGGTTTAAATGACACAATTAAAGCAGTAGCAGAAGAATTAGAAATTAAACCGGCAACCTTGAAAAAAGCCATTAAAATTGCCCATAAATCAAAGTTAGGCGAAACAAATCGCGATCACGATGAACTAAACACTATTTTGGAAACTGTTGGCAAGACTCTATAATGAGTTACGTTGATGCACTCTACGACAGACAACGTGATCGAATTCACGTTGTCGAACGAATCAAAGGTGACAGGATATATCAGGAATACCCTGTCAACTATGTGTTTTATTATGATGATCCCAAGGGTAAACATAGAACCATCTATGGCACACCAGTATCAAGATTTGCAACCAGAAATAATAAAGAGTTTCAAAAAGAACTGCGAATTCAAGGTAACAAAAGAATTTGGGAAAGTGATTTTAAACCAGTTTTCAGATGTCTAGAAGAAAATTATTTAGGTATTGATCCCCCACGTCTTCAAACAGCATTCTTTGACATTGAGGTTGATTTTGATCCAGTGCGTGGGTTCAGCCCAGTCAACGACCCATTTAATAAAATTAATGCAATTAGCATCTATTTGGATTGGTTGGACAAACTAGTTACTTTGGCGATCCCCCCGAAATCAATGAGTTGGGAAACTGCAGAAGAAATCGCATCCAAATATACTGATTGTTATATTTTTGAACGTGAAGAAGAACTGTTAGATACTTTTTTAAATCTAATAGATGATGCTGACATCCTCAGCGGATGGAATAGTGAGGGATATGATATTCCCTACACCGTGGGGCGTATCACTAGAGTATTAAGTAAGGACGACACCAGACGACTGTGTCTATGGGGACAATATCCAAAACAACGCGAATTTGAAAGATTTGGTGCAAGCCAAATTACTTTTGATCTTATCGGCCGTGTACACATGGACTATATGCAATTGTATAGAAAGTATACCTATGAAGAACGTCATAGTTATAGTTTAGATGCAATTGGTGAATATGAATTAGACGAACGTAAAACTGCCTATGAAGGCACGTTGGATCAACTATACAATAAAGATTTTACTACATTTATTGAATATAACAGGCAAGATACAAAACTACTTGCCAAACTAGACAAAAAATTAAAATTTTTAGATTTAGCAAATACCATTGCTCATGACAACACGGTGTTGCTTATGACAACAATGGGTGCAGTTGCAACCACAGAGCAGGCAATTATCAATGAAGCACACAGTCAAGGATTGGTCGTTCCTAACCGGAAAGGCAGGGAAGAGGGAGGAGAAACCCAAGCGGCAGGTGCCTATGTTGCTTATCCCAAAAGGGGTATGCACGAATGGATCGGAGCCATTGACATCAACAGTCTCTATCCCTCGGCTATTAGAGCCCTCAACATGGGACCAGAAACAATCGTAGGACAACTTCGTCCTATTATGACTGATAGATACATTAAAGAAAAAATCGATTCAGGCACAAGTTTTGCTGAAGCATGGGAAGGTTTATTTGGCAGTCTAGAATACACCGCAGTTATGAATGGTGAAGTAGGTACCGAAATAACCGTAGACTGGGAAAGCGGCGGCTCTGATGTTTTAAGTGCCGCAGATGTTTGGAGACTAATTTTTGACAGTAACAAAGATTGGGTTTTAAGTGCCAATGGAACTATTTTTACTACAGAACGTAAAGGTGTAGTTCCAGGTCTGCTTGAACGTTGGTATGCTGAACGAAAACAAATGCAGGCAAAACTTAAAGAATCGACTACGCCCGAAGATCAAGAGTATTGGGATAAACGACAACTTGTTAAGAAAATTAATCTTAACAGTTTATATGGGGCTATTCTTAATCCAGGTTGTAGATTCTTTGATCAACGTATTGGACAAAGTACTACATTAACAGGCCGTGTCATCGCAAGACATATGGATGCATTTGTCAATGAATGCATATTCAATCAGTATGATCACACAGGTGATGCAATTATCTATGGTGACACTGATTCTGTATATTTTAGTGCTTGGCCTGCAGTTCGTGCAGATGTAGAAGCAGGTCGAATGGAGTGGAACAAAGATGTTTGTGTCCAACTTTATGATCAAATTGGCGATCAAGTTAATCAAAGTTTTCCTGGATTTATGGAACGTGCATTTCATTGTCCCAGACAAAACGGCTCTATTATCAAAGGCGGCAGAGAACTAGTTGCCAGTAAGGGCTTGTTCATTAAAAAGAAACGCTATGCTGTTCTTATCTATGACAAGGAAGGTAAACGCAAAGACATAAAAGGAAAACCCGGTGATGTTAAAGCCATGGGACTTGATTTAAAACGAAGCGACACTCCCAAGGTAGTACAAGATTTTCTGAGTGAAATTCTATTAGATGTGCTTACTGGTTCTAATAGAGAACAAATTATCGAAAAGGTTAAAAGTTTTAAATTTAGTTTTAAAGAAAGACCTGCGTGGGAAAAAGGGACACCCAAACGTGTAAACAATCTAACGAAGTATACTGCAGAAGAACAGAGACTGGGTAAAGCAAATATGCCAGGTCATGTTCGAGCTGCAATGAATTGGAACAGTCTTCGTCGTATGCACAGTGATAATTACAGTATGCAAATAATCGACGGAATGAAAGTTATTGTTTGTAAAATGAAGGACAATCCATTGGGATATACCAGTGTAGCATATCCTACAGATGAACAACATATTCCTAAATGGTTTAAAGATTTGCCGTTTGATGATGGAGAAATGGAAGATACTATTGTGGATCAAAAAATCGAAAATTTATTAGGAGTTCTGGATTGGAAGATTGCAGACAGCACTAATATTAATTCGACCTTTGACAGTTTATTTTCCTTTGAATAACAACATGAAAATTCATGAATTAGTTGAACTAAGAAACAAATTAAACGAACTAATAAATTCTGAGGACATATTTAACTTTCAAGAATTACAAAAGTTAACTACTTTTTTTAATTTATTAGGGGTAAACTTTTTAGACGATCAACAAAAAATTTATCCATTGTTGACACAATTATTTGATTCGCAAGAAAAAGCAAAAAAGCAATGTTCGACGTTTTTGTCCTTATTGGACAATCGTATCAATGAAATTTCTAAAAGTTGGCTGAAAATGGGATACACCCTGCCTAATGGTATAGGATGTGTACAATTGAGTCCTGAAGATGAAAGAACTTTAAGAGAAACCGTATTGAATTATGAAATAAAAGCAGTAATTCATGGCACTATCTCTAAATATACCAGAGATAGTTATCCTGTATTAGAAATAGGACCCGGCGATGGTCTTTGGACTGACTTCTTGGTAGCAGGTGACCCTTTGTATCTTATTGATAGGCACCAAGAGTTTCTTAATAATACTATGGCTAAATTTCCTGAGGCTTATCAAAAAAGAATAAGAACATACAAAATAGAGCATGGTGATTTACCAGATTCTGATATGTCTTTATTACCCGAAAATCAATTTGGTTTTATATTTGCATGGAATGTGTTTAACTTTTTTCCGTTAGATTACACAACTGCATTTCTAAAAGAATGTTTCAGGCTATTAAGACCGGGTGGTATTGTGTTGTTCAGTTATAATAATTGTGAATATCCAGTAGCAGCAAAATATGCAGAATCTGGATACTGCAGTTGGATGCCAAAGTCTTTATTACAAAATACGGTACTGAAGCACAATTATGAAATTGTAGAGTTTCATGATCAATTTGGTTGGCATTGGGCAGAAATTAAAAAACCAGGTGAACTTAAATCAGTTAAGGTGCATCAATCTTTAGGTGAAATTGTTAGGTATTAGTATTGTTTTTTCTAAATAAACACAGTATAATCAAGTTAAGGAGAAATTTATGAAAGATTATCTATTAGATGTTGTGCAGCATACCCACGGTCTTGGAGTTATAGATTTAGTAAAAATCGTGGGGACAGAATCAGATACTGCTATCGAAGCAATTGCAGAAGATAAAAGTGTAATTTTACAGGCAAAATTCAGCGGCCCGATTGCAGACTTTATTGGCACTTTTGGTATGCCAAATCTTGGAAAACTTAACACTATTTTGAATATCCCCGAGTACAAAGAGGATGCTGCAATTACTGTTAGCACTCAAGATCGTGAAGGAAATAAAGTCCCTGTGGGTATTCATTTTGAAAACAAAGCAGGTGATTTTAAAAATGACTACAGATTTATGAGTTCTGAAATTGTTAATGATAAACTTAAAACAGTCAAAATGAAATCTGTAACATGGAACGTTGATATTGTTCCATCTGTGGCCAGTATTCAGCGATTAAAATTCCAAGCAAATGCTAACAGCGAAGAAACTACTTTCAATGTTAAAATCGAAGCCAATGATTTAAAATTTTATTTTGGTGATCACAGTAGCCATGCAGGTAATTTTGTTTTTCATTCTGGAGTTAGTGGAAAACTTAACAAAAATTGGTCTTGGCCAGTCGCGCCGGTGATTGCTATTCTTAATCTACCAGGTGACAAAACTTTTAAAATCAGTGATGAAGGTGCTGCAATGATCACTGTGGACAGTGGTATTGCACAGTATAATTATATTCTTCCTGCACAAATTAAATGACAGAAAGAATAAATCTTGATTTAAAAAAATATTGGGCAGAATTTGGTTTGCCACAATTTGGTTTTTGTTTAACCGACGAACACAATTTTTTTTACATCCCAATAGCGAAAAACGCTAGTACGCATGTTAGTAAAAATTTACGGGCCTTCGGATGGCAACCTAGCAATTACTCCTGTAATAATTCATGTAATTATGATCATCTAAAACCAATCGTAGTTCTCAGAGATCCTATTGAAAGATGGATCTCCGGGGTGTTTCAGTATATAACATTATATCATTCGAACTTGACAATATTATCCGAAGATCTACTAGATTTCATTTGTCATAAAATTATTTTAGACGATCATACCGAAAAACAAGTTTATTTTTGCAACTATATCAAAATTTCGGATGCAATATTTTTTAAACAAGATTTAACATTAGATAATAAAATTGAAAAACTTTTAAATAAAAAGTTTCAATTTCCTGCCTTGCCAAGTATTGCAGCTAACTCATTAATCAGACGACAATTAAAAAAAAGATTAGATAATAAGTTAATTCAGCGACTAAATCTTTTTTATAAAGACGATTTTGAATTAATAAACAAAGTAAAATTTTATGAGTAAAACTTACGATAATTTAACTAGTAAACAAAATGACTACGCGGTATTTTTACCAGCATTAAGTAGTTTTTATTCACGGGATGTTAGTAAACAACGATTAGATCCCAATTATATAGATCCTGCCAGAATTCCTGCACAATTCGAAAATGGAATCGAAGGAATGAACTGGTTAAATGATCAAGTAGGATACTTCACTTACAAGTGGAGTTTATACAGTGCTGGACATGCTGACTTAGATGTTAATAAACCGCCGGGTCGGGATGATATGGTTCGCAATAGAGATCCTAAAACCTTTATTCTTGGGGACAGCGGCGGTTTTCAAATTGGTAAGGGAGTATGGGAAGGCGATTGGAAAGATCCTAATTGCCCCAAAGCCAGTAAAAAACGCCAACAAGTTCTTTCCTGGATGGATGCCTATATGAATAGAGGCATGGTACTAGATGTGCCAGCATGGGTCTCCCGTAGTCCAGCAGGGCAACGTGCCACTGGTGTGACTTGTTATCAAGAAGCAGTAGATGCAACTATGATTAACAATGAATACTTTATGCGTAATCGCAATGGTAATTGTAAATTCCTTAATGTATTGCAGGGTGAAAATCATAGCGAAGCAGATGATTGGTACGATCAAATGAAAAAATTCTGTGATCCCAAACAGTATAGTCAACCATTTGAAGGTTGGGCTATGGGTGGACAGAATATGTGCGATGTGCATTTACTGCTAAAACGTGTAGTTGCATTAAGATTTGATGGTCTACTAGAACCAGGGTTGCATGATTGGATGCATTTCTTAGGCACTAGTAAATTAGAATGGGCATTGCTATTGACTGATGTTCAACGTGCAGTGCGGAAATACCATAATGAAAATTTTACTATAAGTTTTGATTGTGCAAGTCCATTTCTTGCCACTGCAAATGGACAAATATATTATGATGTGGCAACTCCAGATAGAGCCAAGTGGAGTTATTTTATGCAACCCAGCGTAGACAATAAAAAATATGCAACCGACTTAAGAGGACTACGTGACACTATATTGCAAGATCAATTAATGGACACATTTTTAGAAAGTCCCATTAGTGAACGGCTTACAGTTAAAGATGTTTGCATTTATAAGCCTGGAGATTTAAATAAAATCGGTAAAGAAGGTCGAACCAGTTGGGATAGTTTTAGTTATACTCTACAAATGGCACATAATGTTTGGACTCATATACATGCAGTACAGGAAGCAAATCGACAATATGATCAAGGACTATGCCCAGAAATGTTAGTAAGTACCACTGCTAATAAAAAAGAATTCAGACAGTATGATCGAAACTTTTTTAAAGATATTGTCAATGATATTTTTGCTACCAGTGATCGCGATCAAGCAGAAAAGTTAATCGAACACTATTCAAGATATTGGAAAAGTATTATTGGAACCAGAGGAACTGTAGGTAAAAAAACTATCAACTCTACTTCAATGTTTCATAATTTATTTGAAACTGAACAAGAGCCTGAATATCTAAGAGATGACAGCGGATTAAGTCAAGATTCTTTAGACCAACTTGAGGTCATCAATGAGTAAAGTCTGGTGTGCATTACCTTGGATTCATCAATTTATCACAACCACAGGAATAAAGACTTGTTGTGCTAGCATTAAGGAAGTCGATTGCAGTCCTATAGAATTTAAAAACAGCGACTATTTAAAAGAAGTTAAAACTAAATTGTTGAATGATCAACCACATTCACAATGTAAAATGTGTTATGATTTAGAAAATCAAGGGTTCACTAGTATTAGACAAGAAACACAAAGGAATTATCCACATTACACAAAAGATAACATTCCTAACGAAATAGAATATTTAGAGTTACGATACAATAACTTATGCAATTTTAGTTGTAAAATGTGCAGCCCGGATTTTAGTAGTTCTATTGGAAAACTGGTTGATAATAATCCAAAATTAACTTCATTTTATTATCGTAATATTCCCAGACAAAATAAATTTGATCAAATATACAAAAATATAGAATCTAATTTATCAAACATTAAAAAAATAAACTTTGCAGGTGGCGAACCATTACTGAATAAAGATAATATTAAAATACTCAAAAAACTAATCGAACTTAAGAATACAGATTGCGAAATTTGTATTATAACAAACGCCAGTGCACTTAATCCAGAGTGGGTTGAACTAGTTAAACATTTTAGAAAAACCCATTGGACTATTAGTGTAGATGGTGTGGGCCCGGTAGGAGAATATATCAGAGTAGGAACTAATTGGAAAAATTTAGAAAATAATATACATACTATATTAGAATTAGACCAAAGTGTTGCTATTAATACTACCCTGTCAGCATACAGCGTTTTAGATCTTCTTAATACAGTAAAATTTTTTGTGTCACTGAAACAAATTAGAACCAACCAACTAGAACAATGGTTTGGATTATGCCAATTTCCGGTGTATCTTCAACCTAGTTTATTATATGGTCAGTATGCTCAAAAATCTAGGACACAACTTGAAAAGAGTATAGAATTACTTTCTACTATCCAAGAAAATCCAAAGAGAAGTCTAATAGAACTACAAAATGTTCTAGACAGTTTAGAAACACAAAACAACAAAAATAATGTCAAACAATTTATAGAATATACTAAAATTATGGACCAAGTCCATAATATGAGTTTTGAAAGTGTTTTTAATTTAGAGAATCCTTATGTATGAAAACAGAATTAAACATTTGAAAGAACTGCATAGAATTTTAGACAATAAAATTGCAGAACACGAAAAAAATCATCCCCACAGTCAAGAAAATCTTTTACATGAAATGAAGAAACAAAAATTGATCTACAAAGATGAAATCGCTAAACTAGAACAATTAAACTCAAAGAGTAGTTAAAAATGAGAAGTCTTGTTATAGGTATGGGTATAGGACAACTGTATCAAAAAGTTCTTAAAGAACTAAACTTTGAAAAAATTGTTACAGTGGATTTAAATTTGCCAGCAGATTATAAGTTTTGGCAAGATGCAGTTAACGATTATAAATTTTTTGATACGGTGCATATCTGTACACCAAATTTTACACACGAATCAATTGCAAGACAGATTGCCAATCACACAAAAATTTTATTCATTGAAAAGCCAGGTGTACAATGGGAATCTAATTGGAAAAAATTACTTTATGATTTCCCAAAAACACGTATATTAATGGTAAAAAATAATATGTGGAGAGACAATATTGTTGAACTACAGAACCAATATCGTAATAGTAAGATTATAGAATTTAAATGGTTAAATCAAAATCGTGTTCCCAGACCAGGATCTTGGTTCACTAATAAAGAATATGCGTATGGCGGTGTCAGTAGGGATTTATTACCACACTTACTGAGTTTGTTTGCAGCAGTTGAACCAAGATATGATCATGCAATTTGGTTGTACAAAAATGCTTGGCAAAGATTTGAACTCAAAGATTTAACAGATGGAGATTATGGTAAAGTAGATTCAACTGGTGTTTATAATGTAGATGATAATGTAGAATTAGAATGCACTATCAAAGATCATAGATGCTATTTTAAATCAAGTTGGAGAACTCTTAAACACAGTGAAGTAGGTATACAATTCGATGAAACTTTTGTAGAACTAGGATTATGCCCGGAAAGTGCATATAAAAATATGATACAACACTGTATTACAAATTTAGACAATAATTTGTTTTGGGATGAACAACGAGATATTGACTGTTGGATACATAGAAAGATTAATTTATGAATAGAATATTACAAACAGTAGGTCAAGGAAACTTTTTTGAAACACAGTTTGAAGTTC